ATGCAGATGAGGAGACAAGGCGAGGGGCGCGCGGCGGCGTCGCGGCGCGCCAGGCGGGAGGGGATGAGCGATACGCGGCGCATGACGTTCCTGGAGGCCCTGCGCCGGACGAGCGACGTGCGGCTGGCGGCGGAGGAGGCCGGGACGTCGGCACAGGCGGCATATGGCCTGCGGGATCGCGACGCGGCGTTCGCGCGAGCGTGGCAGGCGGCGATCCTGGGGGGATATGAGGACCTGGAGTTGCGGTTGCTGGCCGCGGCGCGCGGTACGGCGAAGGAGGAGGGCTTCGATCCGGCGATCGCGCTGGCGCTGATCCGGCGGCAGGATGCGCGGACCAAGGATGGCGCGGGATCGGCAGCGGTGGAGACGGTGTCGCCGGCGGAGGTGCAGGCGGAGTTGCTGCGCCGGATCGCGGCGCTGGCGCCGCCCGCCCCATGACCGAGGCGGCGGTCGCGGGACTTCGCCTGCTGGTCGCGCAAGTGGCGGCGATGGATGCGGCAGACCGGCGGCGCCTGGTGGAGGAACTGCCGGTCGCCCATCAGCGCACGCTGCTGGAGCAATGGCCGGTCTGGGCGCATCAGGGGCAGTTGCCGGCGTCGGACGACTGGCGGGTCTGGCTGATCCGGGCGGGGCGCGGTTTCGGTAAGACGCGGGCGGGCGCGGAATGGGTCAGCGCGGTGGCGCGCCGCCGGCCGGATGCGCGGATTGCGCTGGTCGGGGCGACGATGGACGATGTCCACAAGGTGATGGTGGAGGGGCAGAGCGGCCTGCTGGCGGTGGCGCGGCACGACGAGCCGACCGTCTGGCGATCGAGCCTGGGCGAGTTGACCTTCGCATCGGGGGCGCGGGCCTTCGTCTATTCGAGCGAGCGGCCGGACAAGCTGCGCGGGCCGGAACACCATGTCGCCTGGTGCGACGAACTGGCCAAGTGGCGGCAGGGGGAGCCATGCTGGGACAATCTGATGATGGGTTTGCGGCTGGGCGAGCGGTCGCAGGTGCTGGTGACGACGACGCCGCGCCCGACCATGTTGATGCGGCGGGTAATGGCGCTGCCCGGTCTGATCGAGTCGCGGGGCGGGACGCGCGACAATGCGCATCTGCCGGCCGATTTCCGGCGGGAGATCGAGGCGCTCTATGCGGGCACGCGCCTGGGCCGGCAGGAACTGGACGGCGAGCTGCTGGAGGATGTCGAGGGCGCGCTGTGGAACCGGGCGCTGCTCGATCGGCAGCGGGTGCGGGCGGCGCCGACCCTGGTGCGGATCGTGGTCGGGGTCGACCCGCCGGCGAGTCGGACCGGCGATGCCTGCGGCATGGTGGTGGCGGGGCGTTGCGCCAACGGGCAGGCCTGGGTGCTGGAGGATGCGAGCGAGGCGGGGCTGACCCCCGAGGGCTGGGCGGCGCGGGTGGCGGCGCTGGTCGCGCGCTACGATGCCGATCGGGTGGTGGTGGAGCGCAACCAGGGCGGCGACATGGTGGAGACGGTGCTGCGGCTGCACGACGCATCGCTGCCGCTGCACGGCACCCATGCCAGCAAGGGCAAGGGCGCGCGGGCCGAGCCGGTGTCGTTCCTCTATGCGCAGGGGCGGGTGTGGCATGTCGGCGGGTTCGCCAGCCTGGAGGATGAACTCTGCGGGCTGACGCTGGACGGCTATCACGGGCCGGGGCGGTCGCCGGACCGCGCGGATGCGCTGGTCTGGGCCTTGTGGGCGCTGATGATCGCGCCCGAGCGGCATGTGGGGCTGCGGCGGATCTGAGGCTTCGCCGGATCAATGGGGAGACGAACGATGAAATGGTTCGGTCGCAAGGCCGGGCGCGACGAGTCGCGTCCGGCGCTGTCGGGCGGCTTCGCGCGGTCGGGGGTGCCGATCCTGGGCGAATGGCCGCGGCAGTATGAGGCGCAGGCGCGCGATGCCTATCTGGACAATGCGGTGGCGCAGCGCGCGGTGAAGCTGGTGGCGGAGACGCTGGGCGCGGCGCCGCTATCGGCCTCCGATCCGGGAATCGCGGCGCTGGTCGCGGCACGGTCGGGGGGACAGGCGCTGTTGCCCACGGTGGCGGCGCAGATGCTGCTGCACGGCAATGCCTATGTCCAGCTGCTGCGCGATGCGGAGGGCGGGGTGGCGGCACTTTATGCGCTGCGGCCCGAGCGGGTGGCGGTGGAAACCGACGCGGGCGGCTGGCCGGTCGCCTATCGGTATCGGGTGGGAGCGGTGGCGACGCGACTGGATGCCGATCCGGTGCGGCCAGCGCTGGTGCATATCCGTGCCTTTCATCCGCTCGACGATCATTACGGGCTGGGCTGCCTGGGCGCGGCGGCGGGGGCGGTGGCGATCCACAATGCCGCCACCCGCTGGGGCAAGGGGCTGCTGGACAATGCGGCGCGACCGTCGGGCGCGCTGGTCTACGAACCGCGCGACGGATCGCCCTTGTCGGGGGACCAGTTCGCACGGCTGCGGGCCGAGCTGGACGCGTTCATCGGCGCCCCCAATGCCGGGCGGCCGATGCTGCTGGAAGGCGGGCTGAAATGGCAGGCGCTGAGCCTGTCGCCGGCGGAGCTGGATTTCTCCGGCACCAAGGCGGCGGCGGCGCGCGAGATCGCGCTGGCGTTCGGCGTGCCGCCGATGCTGCTGGGGCTGCCGGGGGATTCGACCCATGCCAATTACCGCGAGGCCAATCGCGCGCTGTGGCGCTCGACGGTGTTGCCGCTGGCGGAGACGATCCTGTCCGCGTTGGCGCAGGGACTGAGCGGCTGGTTTCCGGAGGCGCGGCTGGCGGTCGACCTGAACGCGGTGCCGGCGCTGGCGGAGGAGCGCGAGCGGTTGTGGGCGTCGGTGTCGGCGGCCGATTTCCTGACCGGGGAGGAGAAGCGCGCGCTTCTCGGCCTGTCCTGAGCGGGGCGGTCGGTTTCGCGGGCTACGCGGCCTTGTTCGATCGGGTCGACCGGGCGGGCGACGTGGTGCGCGCGGGGGCCTTCGGAACGGTGCAACCGGTGCCGCTGCTGTTCGCGCATCGCGGCGACCCGGTCGGCGTGATCGAGACGCTGGCGGTCGACGCGCGGGGACTGCGCGTCGCGGGTCGGGTGACGGATGCGGCTCTGGCGGCGGCGGTGCGGCGGGGCGCGCTGGCGGGCCTGTCGATCGGATATCGGCCGCTGGCGGTGCGGCAGGGAGCCTGGCGCGAATTGCTGCGGGTCATGCTGGTCGAGGTGAGCCTGGTGCCGGTGCCGATGCAGCCGCTGGCGCGGATCGACCGCGCCGGTTGAAGTTATCCACAGGGTTATCCCGGGGTTTCCCACGGGACGCTCCCACAACTTATCCACAAGCAGGACGGAGATGACCATGGACGTGACGGTTCGACCGGCGCTGGACGGCGCGCGGCAGCAACAGGGCGATGCAGGCTTCGCCAGCTTCGTGCGGACGGGCGCGACGCTGGAGATGAAGGCGTTCACCGGGGTGAGCGGCGATGCGGGCGGCTATGCGGTGCCGCGCGAGATCGATGCGGAGATCGGGCGGGTGCTGACCGGCCTGTCGCCGATCCGCAGCATCGCGCAGGTCGTGACGGTGGGCTCGGCCGGCTATCGCAAGCTGGTGACGAGCGGCGGTACGCCGAGCGGCTGGGCGGCGGAGACGGAGGCGCGGCCGACGACCGCGACGCCGGTGTTCCGCGAGATCGTGCCGCCGAGCGGCGAACTCTATGCCAATCCCAGCGTCAGCCAGGCGATGCTGGACGATGCCGGGTTCGACGTGGAGGAATGGCTGGCCGGCGAGATCGCGACCGAGTTCGCACGCGCCGAGGGCAGCGCCTTCGTCAGCGGCAATGGCGTCAACCGGCCCAAGGGTTTCCTGGCGCAGCCGAGCAGCACCGAGGGCGATGCCAGGCGTGCGTTCGGGACGCTGCAATATCTGGCGACCGGCTCGGCGAACGGGCTGGGCGGCAGCGCAGCGGACCGGCTGGTCGACCTGGTCCAGATGCTGAAGGCGCCGTACCGCCAGGGCGCGTGTTTCGTCGCCAATGCCGCGACGCTGGCCCTGATCCGCAAGCTGAAGGACAATAACGGCGCCTTTCTGTGGCAGCCCGGTCTGACGGCGGATCAGGCGTCGATGCTGCTCGGCTATCCGGTGGTGGAGGCCGAGGACATGCCGGACGTGGGCGCGGATGCGATGGCGCTGGCCTTTGGCAACTTCCGGCGCGGCTATCTGATCGCCGAGCGGAGCGAGACGGCGATCCTGCGCGATCCCTATTCGAACAAGCCGTTCGTCAGCTTCTACGCGACCAAGCGGATCGGCGGCTGCGTGGCGGATTCGAACGCGATCAAGCTGCTGAAGATCGCGGCGGCCTGACGGGCCGGGCGGGGCCGGCGGTGTCGGCTCCGTCCCAGAGGAGACAGGCGATGATGAACGGACAGGAGGCATCGGCGCTGGTCGCGCCGGTGGCGGCGGCGGCGCGCGAGATGCTGCGGCTGGAGGGGAATGGCGAGGACGCGCTGATCCTGCGGCTGGCGATGACCGCGCTGGGGCTGGCGGAGGCGTTTTGCGGGCAGAGGCTGGTGCGACGGGCGAATGCGGAGGGGCTGGCGGAGGGCTGGTCCGACCTGCCGCCGCCGATCGCGCACGGGCTGGTGCTGATGGCGGTGCATCTGTTCGAGAATCGCCATGCCGAGGTCGGGGTGCCGACCGCGGTCGCGGCGCTGTGGCGGCCGTGGCGGCGGATCGGGCTGTGACGGAGCCGCGGGCGCTGCTGGTCGCGGCGGCGGTGGCGCGGCTGAAGGGGCTGGCGGGACTGGCGGGCGTGGCGGTGTTCGACGCGCCGCCGGTGCGCGGCGGCCTGCCCCATGCGGTGGTCGAGGAGCCGGTGATGGCCGACGCCTCCGTCGCCGGATGGAGCGGGCGGGACGGGCGGCTGACCGTGGTGCTGGAGGATGCGGGCGAGCGGCCGGTGCGGCTGCGCGCGCTGCTGGCGGCGGTGGAGGCGGGGCTGCCGGGGATGGCGGGCGCGGCGATCGGCGGCGGTTGGCGGGTGGTGACGGTGCTGCTGGCGCGGAGTCGGCTGGCGCGGGCCGGGCGGCAGGAAAGCCGCTGGCAGGGCTCGGCGGAGTTCGCGTTCCGGATGTGGCGACAGGATTGAGGAGGGTGGCATGATCGAACGGAGAAGCGCGTTCCTGTTGAAGGTGGGGGACGGGGCGGCGGCGCCCGCCTTCGCGACGGTGGCGGGGCTGCGCACGACGCAGTTCGCGATCAATGGCGAGGCGGTGGTGGTGACCAACAAGGATTCGGGCGGCTGGCGGCAATTGCTGTCGGGGGCGGGCATCCGCAGCGTCAGCGTGTCGGGCGCGGGCGTGTTCACCGGATCGGCGGCGGAGGCGCGGATCAAGGCGAGTGCGCTGGCGGGGACGATCGACGATTACCGGCTGAGCTTCGAGAGCGGCGACAGCATGACCGGCCGCTTCCTGGTGACGCGGCTGGACTATGCCGGCGATTTCAACGGCGAGCGATCCTACACGCTGAGCCTGGAAAGCTCCGGCGCGGTGGTGGCGTCGTGAGCGGGGCGGCGAATCCCGTGCGCGGCGAGGCGGCGCTGGCGGTGGCGGGCGAGACGCTGGTGCTGCGGCCGAGCTTCGCGGCGCTGGTCGCGGCGGAGGCGGAGCTGGGGCCGCTGTTTGCGCTGGTGGAGCGGGCGGCGGACGGCAAGCTGAGCCTAGCGGAGATGGTGGCGCTGTTCTGGCACTGCCTGCGCGATCCGCCCGAGGGGCTGGACCGGATCGCGCTGGGCGAGGCGGTGGCGGCGCTGGGGCTGGCGGCGGTGACGCCGGTGCTGCGCGTGCTGCTGGGGCAGATCCTGGCCGGGCGGTGAGCATGGACTTCGTGGGCGCGGCGGCGCGGGCGGCGGGGTTCGCGGGAGCGGTGCTGGGCTGGTCGCCCGACCGCTTCTGGGGGGCGACGCCGGCCGAGCTGGCGGTGGTGGTGGCGGCGATGCGCGGCGTGGAGGGCGGGCAGGCACCGCCCGATGCGGCGGCGATCGCGGCGTTGCGAAAGGCATTTCCGGATGGATGAGGTGGATCGGGCGATGGTGTCGGTGCGCGCCGACACGCGCGGCTTCCTGAGCGATGTCGCGTCGATGCGCCAGGCGCTGGAGAGCGGGCTGGGCCATGGCGCGGCGCGGGCGGGGGGACTGGTCGAGCAGGCGCTGCTCCGGGCAGCGCGGACCGGCAAGCTGAGCTTCGAGGATCTGAAGGTGACGGCGCTCCGGGTGATGGACCAGATCGCGGCGGCGGCGCTGCGCAGCGCCGTGCATTCGATCGTTATCGGGGGTGGCGGTTCCGGTGCCATGCCGACCGGGGGCCAGCCGGGACGGGCGACGGGCGGGCCGGTGGCGCCGGGGCGCGGCTATCTGGTCGGCGAGCGGGGGCCGGAACTGTTCGTGCCGACCGCGGCCGGGCGGATCGAGACGCTCGCCCCCGCCGCGGCGCGCGAGGTGCGGGTGTCGATCACGATCAATGCGGGGCGGAGCGAACCGGCGGCGGTGCTGCGCCAGTCGAGCCGGCAGGTAGCGCAGGCGGTGCGCGCGGCGCTGGGGTGAAGGGGAGCGACCATGGGGCATTGGTTGGCAGCGGCGCGGAACGGGCAGCGCGCGGAGATGATGCAGCGATTCGATCCGCGCTTCTGGACGGTCAATTTCCCGCGCCCGATGATGGCGGCGGTGACCACGATCGGCGAGACGGGCGATGCGTTGCGCGTCGACTGCGTCTTCTACAAGCGCGGCGATCTGGCCGGGCTGATCTGGGAGGCGGAGGATCGGCACGATCACCCGCTGCTCCGCTACGAGACGGCGCGGGATTTCCGTCAGTGCCGGCTGCGGTTCCGCTGGCGCTCGGCCGGGGTGCGGGCGCTGGACGCGGTGCAGGGGCCGGTGCTGACGATAGAGGGACGCGATGCGGGCGGCGTGGCGCGCAGCTGGTATGTGCGGCTGTGGAACTATGCCAGCGGATCGCCGCAGGACGCGGTGGTAGCGATCGACTTCGCGACCGTGGAAGGTGGGTTCCGGCTGCCGGACGAGGCGGTGCCGGTCTGGGCGGGGGATGTCGACCGGATGTTCGTGTCGCTCGTCCCGCCCGGTTATGACGGGGGGGATGCGGCGCTGGCGGAACCGGCGGAGGGCTGGGTCGAGCTGACCGACATCGCCTGCGAGGGGCCGGGCGCGGTGCTGGCGCTGGGCGGGGCGGTGGTGCCGGAACACGGCCTGCGGATGGCGAGCGGCTATGACGACAGCTATCACCTGACGCCGGCGCGGCTGCTGCGCAACGCGCTGCACCTGGGGTATCGCGGGCCGATCGTCCATTATGTCGGCATGAGCCATTATTTCCGGCTCGAAGCGGCCGGCGGCGGTTTCTACGTGAGCGCCCGGGGCGGGGTGCTGAACATGGCGTGCGTGGCCTGGCATCGTGCCTTCGCGCAGGCGGCGCAGCGACTGGGTTACGGGTTGATCTGGTCGCTGTCGTACGAATTGTTCGATGCGCATTGCTGGGGGGACTGGAAGCAGCGGGCGGCGGACGGATCGCCGGCGCTGACCGGCTGGTCGCCGCCCTCGACCCTGCTGAGCCCGGCCCATGCGGGGGCGATGGACTGGCTGGCCCAGGTGGCGGCGGCGTTCATGCGGCTGGCGGTGGCGTCGGGGATGGCGGCGCGCTTCCAGGTCGGCGAGCCCTGGTGGTGGGTGCAGCCGGACCGTCATGCACCGTGCCTGTACGATGCGGCGGCGGTGGCGGCCTTCGCGCCGGTGTCGATCGCCAGCATCCGCGAGGTGACGACCGATGCGCAGCGCGCGACGCTGGACCGGGCGGGGACGTGCCTGGCGCGGTCGACCATCGCGCTGGCGGATGCGGCGCGGGCGGCGGCGGGGGGCCAGTGCGTCACGCATCTGCTGACCTATCTGCCGACCGTGCTCGATCCGCTGGCGCCGGAAGCGAAGCGGGCGAACATGCCGGTCGGCTGGGCCTGGCCCGCCTTCGACGTGTTGCAGCTGGAGGATTATGACTGGGCGGCGACCGGCGATGCCGTGGCGACCGCGCAGGGCGTGGCGGCGGCGACCGCGCGGCTGGGCTATCCGATGGAGGCCCAGCATTATTTCGCCGGCTTCGTGCTGCGGCTGGAAGAGCGCGGGCAATGGCGAGCGATCGCCCGCGCCGCCGCGACGGCGCGGGCGCGCGGGGTGGCGGAAACCTTCGTCTGGGCGCTGCCGCAAGTGATGCGCGACGGCTTCGTTCATTTCGACCTGGAGGAGGATGCGATGCAGGCGTTCGACGATGTCGCCTTTCCACTGGGGCTGGGCCGGGACGTGGAGGTGACGCCGCATTTCTCGACGCAGATCGTGACGGCGGCGGGCGGCGCGGAGCAGCGCAATGTCGGCTGGGCGGAGGCGCTGAGCCATTATGACGTGGGACCTGGTCTGCGGTCCGAGGCGGATATCGCGGCGCTGCTGGGGTTCTTCCGCGCGCGGCTGGGGCCGGCGCGGGGGTTCCGATTGCGTGACCCGTTCGACTGGCAGGGCCGGGGCGAGGCGATCGGGACGGGGGACGGCGCGACGCGCCGGTTCGCGCTGGTGCGGCGCTATGGCACGGCGGTGCGGCGGATCACGCGGCCCGTGGCGGACAGCGTGCGGGTGGCGGTGGCGGGGCGCGGGGCGGGGTTCCAGCTCGCCGACGGTGGCTGGGTGGTGCTGGACAGCACACCGGCCGCCGGGGCGGCGGTGACCGCCTCGTTCGACTTCGACGTGCCGGTGCGCTTCGCCGAGGATCGGCTGAGCGTCAGCCGCGCCACCTATCTGGCGGGCGTCGCGGCGTCGGTGCCGCTGGTCGAGCTGCGCGAGGTATTTCCATGACCGCTGGGATCGGCTGGCTGGACGAAGCGGTGACGACGATCGCCCTGTGCTGGCGCGTCGAGCGGCGCGACGGGGTGACGATCGGGCTGACCGCGCATGACCGCGACCTGGAAATCGACGGCCTGGTCCATCGCGCCGCGCCGGGCATGGTGCCCTCGGCGATCAAGCGCTCGGTGGGGCTGGAGGCGGATACGATGGACGTGTCGGGCGCGCTGACCGGCGACGCCTTCACGCCGCGCGACCTGCTGGCGGGGCGGTGGGACGGTGCGCGCGTGATGATCTTCGCGGCCGACTGGACGGGCGCGGGCGCGCCGGTGCTGCTGGGCGAGGGAACGATCGGGGCGGTGGAGATGACTGACCATGGCTTCACCGCCGAACTGCTGGGCGCGGCGGCGTCGCTCGACCGGCCGGCGGTGGAGGCGACGGCGCCCGAATGCCGGGCGGCGCTGGGGGACCGGCGCTGCCGGGTGGCGCTTCGGCGCTATTGGGCGCGGGTGCGGGCGATCGACGAGAGGACGCTGTTGAGCGATATCGACGAGCCGGTGGCGGATGCGTTCGGCAACGGGACGGTCCGCTGGTTCGGGGGCGCCAATAGCGGATTGGAGACGGTGGTGGCGCGGTCCGAGGGGCGGCGGCTGGTGCTGGGCGCGCCGCCGGCCTTCGACGTGGCGGCCGACACGTTGGTCGAGCTGGTCGAGGGGTGCGACAAGAGCTTTGCCACCTGTCGCGACCGGTTCGGCAATGCGGCGAACTTTCGCGGGGAGCCGCATCTGCCCGGACTGGACCTGATCACCCGCTGGCCGGGGGGCTGAGCCGTGGAGGGCGGGGCGGTGGTGGCGCGGGCGCGCGCCTCTTTGGGCGTGCCCTTCCGATTGCATGGACGGGACGGCGCGGGGCTGGATTGCGTCGGACTGGCCGCGCACGCGCTGCGGCTGGAGGCACCAAGCGGCTATCCGCTGCGGGGAGGCGAGCCGGCCCTGGTGCGGGCGCGGCTGGATTCGGTGCTGCATCCGGTCGAGGGGCCGCCGGTAGCGGGCGACCTGCTGATGATGCGGACCGGGCCGGGGCAGCTGCACCTGGGGATCTGGACGGGGGCGGGGCTGGTCCATGCCGATGCCGGGCTGCGGCGGGTAGCCGAGCGGCCCGGTGCGCCGCCTTGGCCAGTGCTGGGATGCTGGCGACGATAAGGGAAGGAGCGGGCAATGGCGACGGTGGTGCTGACGGCGGTCGGGACTGCGCTGGGCGGGCCGGTCGGCGGCGCGATCGGCGCGCTGATCGGACAACGGATCGACCATGAGCTGTTCGGGCCCAAGGGACGTGACGGACCGCGGCTGACCGAAGTGGCGGTGCAGACCTCCTCCTATGGCAGCGCCATTCCCTGGCTGTTCGGGCGGATGCGCGTGGCGGGGACGGTGATCTGGTCGACCGACCTGATCGAGACGCGCAGTCGGTCCGGCGGGGGCAAGGGGCAGGCTTCGGGCGCGCGATACAGCTATGCCGCCTCCTTCGCGGTGCTGCTGTCGGGGCGGCCGATCCAGGGGATCGGGCGGATCTGGGCGGACGGGCGGCTGGTGCGCGGGGCGGCGGGCGATCTGAAGGTCAAGGCGGGCCTGCGCATCCATCTGGGGGGCGAGGACCAGCCGGTCGACCCGCTGATCGCCAGCGCGGAGGGCGCGACGCCCGCTTACCGCGGATGCGCCTATCTGGTGTTCGAGGATCTGCCGCTGGGCGAGTTCGGCAATCGCGTGCCGTCGCTGAGCGTGGAGGTCATCGCCGATCCGGGCGCGGTGACGATGCAGGATGTCGCGGGGGCGTTCGGTGCGGAGGCGGACGGTCCGGCGGTGCAAGGCTTCGCCGCCAGCGGCAGCGTGGCGGGCGTGCTGGCGGTGCTGGCGCAGGTCGCCGGGGGGCGATGGACGCCGGAGGGCGCGATGATGAAGCTGCGGGGGGACATGCCGCCGCGCGTGCTGAACGATGCGGGGGTGATGCCGGCGAGCGGATCGATGGAGATGGTGCGGGGGCGGCAGATCGCCGCGCCGGGCCGTGCGGCCCTGGCGGTGGCGCTGCGCCATTATGATCCGGCCCGCGATTTCCAGGCCGGGGTGCAGCGGGCCGGCACACCGGGCGCGCGAGCCGAAGCGATCGACCTGCCGGCGGCGCTGTCGGCAAGTGCGGCGAAGACGCTGGCGGGGGCCATGGTGGCGCGGGCGGGGGTGGAGCGCGTGCGGCGGACCGTGACCCTGGGCTTTGCCGGACTGTCGGTGACGCCGGGCATGACCGTGACGCTGGCGGGCGAGGCGGGGCGATGGCAGGTGCTGGACGTGCTGGTCGAAGCGATGGCGGTGCGGCTGACGCTGGTACCGGTGGCGCCGGCTCCGCAGCCGGTGGTGGCGAGCAGCGGTCGGGTCGCGGCGGCGGCGGACGAGACGGTCGGCCGGACGCTGCTGCACGTCATGGAACTGCCGCCGCTGGAGGAGGTGCTGCTCGATCGGCCACGGGTGACGGTGGTGGCGTGCGGCACCGGGGCCGGCTGGCGGCGGGCGGGGTTGCTGTGGAGCGTCGATGATGGCGCGAGCTGGACGCCGGCGGGCGACAGTGGCGCCGCCGGGACGATCGGCACGGTGGAGCGGGCACCGGAGCGCGCGCCCTCGACCCTGATCGACCGGGCAGGGGTGATGATCGTGCGGTTGGCGCGGACCGGCATGGTGCTGGCCGATGCGGATGACGCGGCGCTTGATCGGGGGGCGAACCTGGCCTGGGCGGGGGGAGAGCTGATCCAGTTCGGCCGGGCGGTGCCGATGGGCGGCGGCCGATGGCGGCTGGAGCGCTTGTTGCGCGGGCGGCGTGAGACCGAAGCTGAGGTGGCGGCGGTGGGCGATGCCTTCATCTTGGTCGAACCGGCGCGGGCGATTGCGATCGACCTGCCGATGGCGGCGCTCGGCCGGACGGTGCGGGTGATGGCGAGCGGCGTGGCGGATGCGGTGCCGGTGGAAGCGCGCGCGACGGTCGATGGCCGATCGATCCGCCCGCCCGCTCCGGTGAGGCTCGTTTGGCGGGAGGGCGTGGTGCGATGGGTCCGACGAAGCCGGCTGGGCTGGACCTGGGCGGATAGGGTCGACGTGCCGCTGGGCGAAGAGCGCGAGGAATGGCGCGTGACGATCATGCGGGCGGACGGCGCTCGACGCGACTTGGTGACGGCGACGAACAGCGTGGCGGTGGATCTGGCCCGGGGGGACCGGGTGGAGGTGCGGCAGCGTGGCACCTGGGCAGAGTCGTTGCCGGCGATCTGGACGATGGGAGAGGCATGA